TAAAGGTACGCTACTGACCCCTATTTAACGTTTCCCAACGCACTTTTAACATTTGCAAACACTTTGTGGCACGGTTTTTGCTGGGTCGCCACTTTACCAAAATTTAACATTTCGTCGCACACTTTGGCACGGTTTTTGTTATGCGTGTGCGCCCGTGAAATTGTTTCACGTGGAACACTGCCACACCGATGCACAAAATAAAATGTTTAACCGTGATACACGCATCAAGTTTGCGAAAGAAATCGCCTGCAAAAATCAAGCATACGACTTTATCGCAACTGAAAAACTTATCGGGCGTTTCAAAACCTTTTGCGAATGTTACCCGACAAACTTGTATATCGGTTTAACGGGCGTGGATATAATGAAAGACAAATAACAATCAGCAAGGCACAAAGAAAAGGCGGTAACAATCAAGTTGCCGCCTTTCTTTTTGTCCTGCCTTGCAGTTACTCAATATAAACGCCGTCAGACAAAGCCGTGTATATCATTTCTTGTTCCTCTGTCAGCATTTCGGCGGTGTGGATAGGTGTTACATCATCGAACACGTTAAACCCTCTGAAATCGCCTAAAATGCCCGTTTGTCTGTCATTGTTTCGCCCGTTGCTTGCGCTTTCGTACCACTTGCAGTAAATGTAAGGTTCTAAACCGTAATATAACATTTCGTTCCAATCATCGCCGCCCACGGTTTTAACTTGGGTGCTTGGTGAAAGGTATATTATTTCGCTGCGTGGTTCGGTTTCCTCAACTTGAAATACAACGCCGTTGCAGGACAAAAGAGCAACCCCGTTGCCCGTTACCACGTTTATAACGTACTGCAAAGCTATCGTTTTACCTGCATAATCTGTATTGAGTGTAACAAAGCCTGCAAACGGCAAAAAGATTTGTATTTCGCTTTCGTAGTCGGTGTTGTCCTCATTGTGCGCTGGTACTACCGCCGTGCCAAAGTCAAGCGTTATTTTGTCTTGCGCTGGCTGGTGGCAAGATACGCCCGTGTTGTAGTTGCCGCATCGTATTACATCGGTGCTGCTTGCGCCTATGTTGGTGTAAACACGGCGTATTTTGTTCACGTATGCGCCCAAATCTATGTTTTCGTATATGGGTGCGCCCGTGCTTGGGTCTGTTCCCGTTTCCTTGAAAAACCGTTTGCCGCTAAACTCTGCTAACTCATCAAGCGTTACCAAATACACGTTTATTGCGCCGTACTGCTCGCCTACAACGGTAACGGGGTACGCACTGCCAATAACTGCAATACCGCTCCAATTAGTGTTTACTTGTATGCTTCCCGTTGCCGTCTTTTTATCGCTTGAAATCGTAAGTTCTTGCGTTTGAGGTTCGCCGCTTGCGTTCCCGTAATAGAATTGCGGTGTACTTTTTTCGGTGTCAAATTCTGTACCATCGTTTGCCGTTAATGTAACATTTACCGTTTCCCCGTCTTTCACATATTGCGGCAAGTCCTCGTTAGCGGTGCAATTTGATAGGTTTGTAGAAATTTCTACCACATCATCGTAACTGCCCGTAAGCGTTACGGGCTTTGTCGGGTCTATGTCGGTAACGGTTAGCGTTGCTTGTTGGCTGTATTCCAAATCCTGCACCACAAACGGCGTTTTGGTCGCTGTTCCTGCCTTGTTCGTGTAACTCGCTTTGAGGTCAAAGAAACGCACTTTGTTCGGGCTGTATTGCCCCGTAACGGTGAAAGTTGCCGTTTCCCCGTCAAACGTATGTTGTTCGGTTACGCCGCTGCCCGTTATGTTGTTCGTAACATTAAGTTCGGGTGTTCCCTCGCTGGCTGTCGTACCCGTAAGCGTGAAACTCTCGCCCGTGTCGGCATCGTCATACTCCCAACTTGCCGTTTTACCGTCTGGCGAAATTGTCAAGTCCTGCGTATCGGGGTAGCCGTAACTGTCCGTAAACTCCACTTGCGCCGCCGTTATCTTATAACCCTCGTTTGCCGTTACTTGTATGCTCGCATAATAACCGCTGCCTTTTGTTCCCGTTGCGGTCGTGTTCGGTATGTTGTTTATAACTTCCAAATCGTTTTCGCTTCGGGTGTTTCCCGTGATAGTTATTTCCGTGTCTGCATCGGTGTCGGACAACTCACCAAATGCCCAAACCTTTGCGCCGTTCATATCCAAAACAACGCTTTTCGGCTGTCCGCTGGTGTCCGTGTAGGCGGCTGTAATATCGCCTACAAACAAATAACCGTCATTCGTTCTTACGTTTATATCCCAATAACCGCCGCTTGCGTTCCACTGGCTATTATCATCGTGTGCGTTAGGTATATTTACAATTACTGCCATACTCTTTAATTTTCGGTTTCAGTTCCTTTCAAAGTTACCATAATAATGCCGCCCGTTTCATTGAGTAACCCCGTTTCAGAAAACGGCACTTTCTCAAAATTCGGGGTGCGCTTGTACACCGTATCACGGTTTGAAATATACGGGTCGGGGTTGTCGCTTTCAGATACACGCCCCGTTGCCGCCAAAATTTCGGTTTCGTAGGTTTTCAGTACATCAACACGCAACGAAAGTTCGTAGGCGTTGTTTCCCTCAAAACTCACCCTTTCCACGAAATAATAACGCCCCAAATCGGGTATGTAACAATAATTGAAAGTCGGTCGGGGCTGCTTTCGTAGTGTTACGGTCGGGCGCAACACATCGAAAGTTTGCCGCAAATCGCCCTCAATCGCCGTAAACTCGCCCAACTGCTTGTTTACCGTGTTCGGGTGTCCGTTGTATGAATAAAAGTTTATCGTTGTCATATCGGAAAGAAAAAAGGCGGTGCGGTGCGCTTTCACCTGCACCCACACCGCCAACGTTAAACAATCTAATACCTATTGAGTTACTCAATAAAGAATACTACAAAGTTTTCGTTTGTATCGTTGAAATACCCTGCATCAAACTTGTAATAGTTGTTGAAAAACTCTGCCTTTGCGTTGTAGTTCGTTGTTACCCGTCTGTCAAGATTGCAAACGCCCAACGCATCACGGTCGAACATTACGCCCAACACGCCCGAAATTTTAACGGCTTTGCCGCCGCTTTCCTTGATATTAATGTTTCCCGTGCTGGCAAACTCGTAGTTCTGTCCGCTGCCCTGCCAAAAAGGTACGGTTTCGGCTTGCGGCAAAAGCACATCGCCACGGTTGAACGTGTCTGAATAAAGATAGGTTTGCGCTGCCTTTGCAAAGTCGGACAAAAGTACAACGTGTAACATATCTTTCGGCGTAAACCGTTCCTTGCCGCCAACATTGAACACGGTCGAAATGCTTTGCAGGCGGTCGGCATACGTACCCATAACGTAAGACGCAAAGCGGATAAAATCGGGGTCGGTTATCGCCTTTGCAGCCGTAAGTTTTGGGGTTGCGCCCGTCTTGTCGTTGTACAACTTCAAAAGGTTTACACAACGTGCCGTGCTTGCTCCGGAAAGGCCTGCCACTGTCATATCACCTGCCGTTGCTCCAAACGCTTTCGCATCAGCCAAAACCGTTTCCGCAATCATGTTGTTGATAGTACGCATTATCAAAGCGTCTGCCTTGATAGTCATTGACTTTTCAACGGCTGCATAAATCATCGAGATAAAACCGTTCAGTTGTGCGGCGTTGCTGAAACTTTCCTTAACCTGCCTTTCGGTGATTGATACCGGCACTTCAAACGTAACCTTTGAGTTGAAAAACTTTGCGGTAACGGTCGGTTTGTGGAAAACATCTTGGTCGTAGCTTGTGCCGTCCTCCAAGTTCCACGTGTCGTTTTCCTCGGCTTCGGGAACATCGGCACTTATTTTCTCCAATACGCTGCCAAACTCCCACGCATCCATTAAAACGCTCGGCACTTTGCCCGCATAAGGTCGGTTTACGAAAATCACCTTGCCGATATGGTTTACAAGTGATTTAACGTAATTATCTACTGCATTTTGGTTAAACACTTCCGTGCCTAAATCCACAATGCCCGTCAAGTCATCGGCGACAATATCAGTACGCCCCAACACTTCACCCGAAACTCTGTTAATAAGCGTGTAAATACTCTTCACTTCCATATTGCTAAAAATTAAATTAGTTATTCGTAAATACTCGTTGTTAATTCTCTTACAAGTGCAAAGATAATGTTTTTTCTCCAATTATCACGCCTTAACTGCAATTCTTTTGCAATTTCGGTCGAAATTGATTTGCTTGCGCCCGTTCCTTTGCTTGTTTCGGTTGTTTGGCGTTCCTCTGTGCGGTTTCTCTCATCGTTTGCGGTCTTTCGGTCGCTGTCTGAAAAATCGGTATCGTTAAACGCCTTGTTTGCGCCCGTTTCGGTGTTGTCGGTGCTTTCCTGCAAAGTTACGGTTTCCGTCCGTTCAATTTGCCCCGTTACGGGTGTCAGTACATCGTAATCGGCTAACATCGCCGCCGCTTCCCGTTCCCAGCCTTGCACGTTTACCGCAATCACCGCCGAAACAACATCGCTTGCGTTGTCGCTTGTTATGCTGCTTACAACGGTCTTGCCGCCGTACATCAGTAAGGCGTAAGCGTCTAACTTGGTCGGGTCGGTATCGCCGAAAATTGCGGCGTACTCTGTCGGATATTCGGTCTTGAAAACCGTTGCGAATATCCCGTTACCCTTTGTAAATAGTTCGCTGTATTTCATTGCTTATCGTCTTTTGTTTCTGTTTCCTCTGTTTCCTCTGTTTCCTCTGTTTCGGTGTCGTTACCGTCCGTTTCCGTTTCCGTTTCTTTCGTTTCCTCTGTTTCCTCTGTTTCCGTGTCGTTTCCGTCTGTTTCGGTGTCGTTTCCGTCTGTTTCGGTGTCGTTTCCGTCTGTTTCGGTTGTTTCCTCTGTCGGTTCGGGTTCGTCTGTCGGGTCGGGGTTTTCCTTTGCCGTTTCCAAATCAGTCGCCAAAGCGTTGTAATTATCCCTTTCCAAACCCCAACTTGAAGCAAGTTTAACCGAAATTTCGGTGTCGAACATTTCGTTAATTTTCTCAACTGCATTTTGTCTTTCTTTTAGCATATTATCCACATACGGCAAAAGTACATCTACATTCATACTTACCTCGCCCAAATTGAGCCTTTCACGCTTCATATTATAATTTGCGTTCAAACCCAATTCGTTGTACATACTCGCTTTGTAGTATTGTATCAGTTCAATAAGTTGTGTAATATACACGCTGTTTGTGGTCGGTGCGGTCTGCATATTTACGCCTTTGAAAAAAGCGTTTTCCCCGATAATTGAAAACTCGCCGTCTTGTATCTTGCGCAAAAACTCATCGGCACTCTGTTTCGTCTTGTCATCGCTGGCACTTATCAGCATCGTGATACGGGTTAAAATGCTTGCCGTGTTCAACGAAATAAGCCCGTCAGTATGTAAGACTGCATAACGCCCGATAAGCGGCAAAAGGCTTTCGCCGTTGCTGTCATTTTCAATCAAAACCCCGTCTTTCTGTATATCGTAGGTTTTGTTTAGCTTTAATGCAGGGTTCGCCACGGTGTAAAGCGTTGCCCGTCCGTAAACATCGGGTTCGCCGCCTTTGCCGCCCGAAAGCGCATACAAAACCTCGTCCACGCTGGTAACAAAGGCGTTGCCCGTGGTCTGCAAAAGCCGCTCCAATTCCTTTTGCGGTATGCTGTCGGGCAAACCCTCATACTCAAACATACTTTGAGTTTTCGCCAACGTGTTCGCCATAAATTCAGTTACGGCGGTGTCTTTGTCCCTTACTTGTTGCTGGTACAACTTGTAAATGTTATCTTTCCTTTTCATCTGTCAAAACTTTAATAAGCGTTGTTAATTCGGCTAATACTTTCGTATTTTCCGCAATCGTGTCCTTGAGGTGTTCCGTTTCGTCTTGGTGCGTCTGCCTTTGTTTCACCATATACCAAAACAATGCGCCACACATCACAATCGGAAATCCCAGACTTGAAATGATTTGAATAATAGTATTTGCATCCATATCAATAAATTTTTAGTTCCTATTGCAAAGGTAGTTATTTATTTCGTAAAACGGTCGGTTCGGCACGAAATTTGCACCAAACCGCCGTTATTTTCATTTCAGCGAAACAATGTTTGTCTTTGCACTCGTAATTAAATAATTGCGTACTATTTCGCCGACTTCGTTATCTTGGTAGAAAACTTTGTCTATTGCGAAAAACCGTGCGACTTGTTGTTCAACGTAACTTGCCGTGCTTAACAACTTGCGTTTGTAGTTCGGTTTGCCGTTCATTTCCAGCGAATAAATAAGTCTGTTTTCCTCATCTTTTATCGGGGTTGTCTTTGCGTGGATATACGTAAAACATTCGTTGCCTACTTGGATAATGTTACCCTGCAAAACAACATCGTTAAACTTGATATAGTACACAAACAACACATCTTGCGGCTTGTACTTGCAAGGCAAATGCGGATATACTGCAAGTTCCCATTTGCCGCCCGTAATCATCTGCAAGTTTTGATTATCGAAACAAAAATACTTGTTGCTGGCTTTGTGTTGTACTATCGTGCTGCAATACTCAACCGCCACTATTGCGCCGTGTTCGCCAAAGCGGTAAATATCTATCGTGCCCTGCTCCATAAACGGCACTTGCTTCAAACCCATTTCAGTAAAGTACGGGCAAAACTTGTTTACCGTGTTCCCCAGCATAAAAACCTTAACATCGTTGCGCTGGCGTATTATCGTGCTTAACAAGTTCATAAACAACATAAACTCATCGGGCAAATAATACCGCCGTGTCAAAAACTCATCAAACACAATCGTTGTAACATTCGGGTAACTGCTGCTTTTTTCGTGTTCCTGCTCCGAAAGGCAAAACCCGTAACAAAACGGGGTCGGGTCGGGTGTCCGCTTGTTTTTCTCTGCATCGTAGTAAGATAAAAACCATTTGTTCGACATATAGAACACTTCGTTAAATTTGCCCTCTGTCAGTTCCTCAATAAGTCCGTTTGCCACGTGATTTGCAAACAGACTTTCGGCACGTTTGCCCCGTAAATCCTCACGCCAACGGCGGATATATGCCATTTGCTTTCCTGTCTTGATATAGTTTTCCAAACCATATTTTAAGGCAGCATAAGTCTTGCCGTTTGACCGTTCGCCAAATATAACATTATAATCGGCGTTTTTGCTTAAAATCGCTTTCAAGTCGTAAAATTTCGGCTTGTCTGTCTTTGTTTTTCTTGTAGTCATACTCTTATTATTTTAGTCCTTAAATTTAATACCTCGCAAATAGTTTATATACATAACCGAAAGGGAAAGGCTATACCCCGTTGGCTCTAAATGTACGCCCGTGCATTCGTTGTAATGCGCCGTGCTGCCTTTGTAGTCGGTTATCTCGCCTTGTATCTCGTAGTCTATATACGTGTGTATGTTTTTGCCCGTTGCTTGCGGCGGTATATCCAGATAGTTGGTAAACGCATCAAAGATACCGTTTGCGCCGTACTTTTCAATAAGATACGGTATCGCCGCCTTTTTGTTCACGCCCGAAACGGTCAAACTGAAATCGTATGCCCGTCCGTTTGCTTTTAGTGCGTTCGGTTCTTGCACCATATAGCGTTTAGCCCCCAGCGTCTTAAACCTTGTATATGTACCCTCGAAATCCCAAACGCCCAAAGTCTTTGTTATGCCTTTTATCGTTTGCGGCTCGCAAAGGGAAAACGGCAAACCGTGGTACTTGCAGGCGGCTCGCAATTTCATTTGCACCTGCATATTATAAGCCTTGAAATATGCTTCGTGCGCCTTGCCGTTCATTATCTTAATGCTGTCCGTGTCGCTGTATATGTAATCGTCTTTCGCTTCGTGTATGCCCGTGAAAAGGTTGCGCCGTGCGTATGCGGTTACGAAAATGCCCCACGGATAAAACAAGAAACGGTTTTTGCTGGTGTTGTATTTATATAGTAAATCCTGCTTTTGTTCGGCTGTCATTGAGTTAATATCCCATTCGCCGTTATATGTAAACTCATCACGCAACGGGTTTGTTACACTCATACCGTAACAACTGTTTAACATTTCCTTGCTGTTTAGATATTCCACTTCTTTGCCCTCAACGCCTTTTAATTTCGTCTTGCTTTCGTACAAATGCAGGATAGACTTTACAAACGGGGTCGGCAAATACTCTTTCTTGTAACAATACATTTCACCCACTCGCATACTTTCCCACGAATAAAAGTTTTTGATTATATGAAAGTCAACGTCTGTAATTGTCAGAGCAATTTTTGAAGCCGCCACAATGCGCCCGTTATTTTCGCACGGGTTTTCTTTCACAAAACATTTGCTTGCGGAAATCGGGTTGTCTTGCGTTTCGCTGGCAAATATGTTGGTAAACTCAATATCGAACACGCAACAATACTTTGATATTAAAAACTCAAATTGCGCCGTACTCTTAACCGTAATTGCAACGCCTTGCGACATCGGGTATTTTTCCGCTATCATTACATACGGGTAACTGCTTGTAAAGTCGTAACTATCCACGTTGTACATTATTTCGTCTGTATATTCGGCGTTTGCGTGTGTAAAACCGCCTGCAAACGCACGTTGCAGCATATTAAATTCATTCATACCCGTAATTTGTAGTTCCTGCATCAAGTTTACGTAATCCCAATTCGGTACGGTCTTTCCTGCATCGCTTTTTTCACGCAAACAATGCGCACGGCAATACTTGCGTACAAACCCCGTCTTTGTTATCGGTATGTGCGTTATACCCTTGCTTTCCTCGATACGTTCTTGTATGTAGCACATCACTACTTTAATATCGTTTATGCAGTAGTGTATTTCCGCATCAGTTAGCGGCGTTTCGCTGTGTCTTATTTGCTGGTAGTCCAAATCGCCGACGGCTTTTTCACACTTGTATTTCATAAGTTGCTCGCCCAACTTTGCAAGTGAATAACCCGAAAGCAAGTAACTGCATCTAAACTCAATGTTGCCCGTTGTTATCGCATAAATCGGTTTGCGTAAATCAATACTGAAAACCCGTTGCCACTCAAACCACTTGCGCAAAAATTGAAATTCGTATGAAAGGTTATGCACATACACAATAAGGCGTAATTTGTCATTCAGCCCTAAAACCTCGATTAAGGTCTGCATCATCGTAACAAACTCGCCCCACGTGCGCCCCATTATTGTATATCCGTTTATGCCAAACTGCCAAACGTACATTATTGCGGCTTTCTCTAATTTCGCCTTGCGCCCATTCCCGTCCTGCATACGCTGCATTTGCTCGTATGTGTACGCCCGTCCGTCCGTATCACGGTAAAAACTTGTTGTTTCAATATCAAAGGCGCACGGCACGTTGTAAAACCTTTCGCCCTTGCTGTTTCCGATAATGTTTTTTTCATTTACGGCGGCTTTCAGTATTTCGGTTATTTCGGTCGGGCTGTTTATTCTTTCTTGTAACTCAAAAGGTATTTTTTTCATAACCCAAACTTATTAAAGTTGCGCAAAATGCGCTCTATATCGTTTTGCATATCCTCCATTTGGTCGGCTGCCTCATTTGCCTGCCGCTCTATCTCTGCATCAATCGCCCGTGATATGCTTTGCGCTTCACTTTCTATTTGGGTGCTTATATCGCTTGCGCTTTGCTCCATTTCGCCCGTGAAATCCTTGTACCTCATCAAATACCTTTCCACGAAATCACTATCGGAAACGCTGCTTAACTTGCCTTGCAAGTTCCTTGCCATAAGGTTGTACTCATCGGGCGTTAAATCGTACATACGTTGCAGGTGTTGCCCGTACTGCCTTGCACCTTGCGCCGTACTGGTCGGCTGGCGTAAGAACGAAATCGCCTTGCCGTACTCAATTTTTAGGGTGTTCCAATCGCCTTTCATTGAAAACTTGGTAAACCCCTTAATATCGCCTTTGTTCAACGCTTGCACGGCTGGCGAAAGTTGTCCGCTTTGCTCTATATTCTGAATACGGCGGTTCGCCATTTGGAAAACCCTTGCAATCTCTTCTCTATATTCGGGGCTGCTTTCCACGGCTTGCAATATCTCTTTTTTGATTTTCGCCCGTTGGGCTGCTCCAAATACAGACTTTGTAAATTTAATCTTGTAACCTAACTTTGCCATAACGGTGTTATATTAAATAGGGGTTACAAACATTGCAACCCCTACAAAGTTAAACATAACTTTTCAAACTCTTACAAGTCCACAAACGAAATAGAGTAACACTTCTTGCCGTGGCTCTCATACTCGTAAATCGTGTACCCTACTTTGCCGTCTTTGATAGTTTGTACCGCCTCATCATCGGCAAGTATTTCACGTACCGTTTCGGCGGTGTGGCTTGGTAGGTTCACCAGCCGTTTGTTTTCCTCATCAATAATTACGGGGCTGTCACCTAACTGCGACTTGTGTACATAAAGCCCGTTGATTTTGTGTACCACATCTTTGCCGCCCTCATTTTCAGAGTTGAAAATATCGGCTAACTTGGTGTACTGAAAATCGGTTGTGTCAATGTCAAACGTGGTCTTGTTAAATTTACTTGCAAAACTTTTCATTGTAGTAATTCTTTTAATTGTTAAACTTGGTGTTAATTGTTATTCGGCTGTCTGTCCTTGCGGTTCGGGGTTGGCTTGCGGCTTCAAGTCCATAAGCCACGCACGAAAGCGGTTTATTTTCATTACTGCCCTTTGATTGCGGCAAACTTCATTACACGCCATAAGGCTACCCAAAGCCGACAAAGCGGCAAACGAAAACTCGTCAAATGCGTTTCTTTTTTCTTCGTTCATTGTAGTAAACTTTAATTGTTAAACATAGACTTCTTAAACTTCAACGTACCGTTGTGTTTGACTACCGTTGTATCGGTTGTTACTATCGTAGCCTTGCCCCGTACCGTTGTACCCTTTGAAACGGTGCAACCCTGCAAGATTGCAGATAAAAACAACATCGCACCACATACGGCGAAAATCATAACACACATTGCAACTTCTTTAATTGCTTCTTTCGGTTGCTCTCTGAAATGTTGTAGTAACTCTTTCATATTTTCAAATCGTTTAATTGAACACTGCAAAGATACAACATTTTTCTAACATACAAGCATAAGCGCACAAATTATTTTCGTTTTAACTTTTCTTAACTCTTGGTGTTGTGTCCACGTGAAACATTTTATTTCGTGCATCGGTGTGGTAGTTTTCCACGTGAAACAATTTCACGGGCGCACACGCATAACAAAAACCGTGCCAAAGTGTGCGACGAAATGTTAAATTTTGG